AAGCGTATCGCCTATCAACAGCAAATGCAACAACAACCTCAACAATACAATGAGACCTATCGTGGGGTCAAATTTGTAAAAGAGGGGACCAAGGGATGACAGCAACCTATCGTGGTGTGAAGTATAATACTCACACTCCGAAACTAGAATATCGTAAGTGGTATTCACAAACACATGCTCCATCTCATCCACCAAATAAGTATCGTGGTCTTTCTTATCGTCCCTGTAACAACTGGAACTGGGAGGAAAAGAAATGATACAAACTATCGTATCTCTAACTGCTGGACTCGCTTTAAGCACAGTTCTACTTTCAACCTATATTCAATGGTTGTATAAGTATTGAAGATGTGCTAAAATATGATTCCGTGTGAAGGAAGTCAAAGAGGAGGATTACACCTCCTTTTTTTGTATAATTAGTAAGAGTTAAATGTGATTATGAATCGCCAAAAACTAAAAGAAATTATACAACAATTAAAACTTGTCGTAAGAGAGTTAGAATCTGAGGTATACTCTGATGTTGATTCTTACAAAACATCAGTAGATCTAGAAAAACTTCCTGGATTTAAAACAAATTATTCAACTCATAATGACGATGATGGCACCCCAGATTAATGTTGAAAGTCTTTACGTAAAAAATCAAAGCACGATGAACGATTGGAGATACTCAGAGGAAGCACTACAAATTAGAGCAGAGTGTTTTCGATCTTTGAGTCATTATTTAAATGACCATTGTAGAGCAGTGTTTGAGTTTTGTGATCTCTGGATCAAACAGGGAAACAGAGACTGCACAAACATTGATATGCATTTTCAAATCTACTTAAATGAATTAAATTAAAATGATTAAATTTATTAAATGGTTTTTTGCCCCATCAAAAAAACTAGTTGTTGATGACATTGATGTTTATGAAAAACTCACTGAATTAACGAATAGGATTGAAAAATTAGAGGAAGAAAATGTAGAGACAACAAATGAACTTTATCGCCTTGAAAATTCTTTGGATGCCCGCATAGATATTTTGACAGGAGAAAAATGGATTAAGGACAATGTATGAAGATCTAGATTGTTTTGAAAAAGCTTTATCTCATTTTGGAACCAGAATAGAAGTAATTATTGCTTTGGAAATGGGGAATAAGATTGATAGCGAATCTGCTTATAAAATGATTAAAGAGGAACTAAAACAACTTAAAAAAATTCGTAAGGAATATAAAAGAAACAACTGTGAGGATTGTTAAATGAATAGTGTTAAATTTATACAATGCACACCCAATCCTGAGGAGAACATGGCATATATTGCTCGTGTTTCCAATCCAAATAATCAGGATAATCCTTCATTTGAAGGTCTACTTAAATATTGTATTGCTCATGAACATTGGTCCGTATTCGAACAATCCTTTATGACTCTTGAGATTGAAACGACTCGTGGCATCGCAGCTCAAATCTTGCGTCATAGGTCATTCACATTTCAAGAGTTTTCACAACGCTACGCAGATTCATCTTTGTTAGGAGACATTCCTATTCCAGAACTTCGTCGTCAAGATAAAAAAAATCGACAGAATTCTATTGATGATCTTGAAGAGGAACAGGTATTCGTTATGAATAAGATGATTCAAGACCTCTTCAGAGACGCCCAGGAGGTCTACAATTACCTTCTATCACAAGGGGTAGCAAAGGAGTGCGCGAGGTTCGTATTGCCCTTAGCGACGCCCACACGCCTGTATATGACGGGTTCCGTGCGTTCTTGGATTCACTACATCAACTTACGTTCATCTCATGGCACACAGAAAGAACATATGCAGATTGCAGAGGCAGCTCGTTGTATCTTTACCTGCAAGTTTCCTTCTGTCTCAGAGGCACTTGGTTGGAAGCGAGATGGGTGTGATGAGTGTGTTGATGCACCTTCTATTCGCATAGACTAAATAAGTTATCTTGAATTTATGATACATGGCGACGTACCCCGTTATTAATAAAACCACTGGTGAACAGAAAGAAGTAGAAATGAGTATTCACGATTGGGACCAGTGGAAAAAGGATAACTCTGATTGGGATAGAGATTGGTCTGATCCGTCAACTATTCCTGGTGTTGGAGAAGTCGGAGAATGGAGAGACAAATTGATACAAAGAAATCCAGGATGGAATGATGTTCTTGATAAAGCATCAAAAGCACCTGGGTCCACTGTCAGAAAAATTGGATAAAAATTATGGCAAGAAGGAAAAGGGGTGTTTCCAGCGAAAATATTGGAGTTGGAATGACCGCAAAACAGATGAAGAGAAAAAAACCAATCAATCAAAATTTGCTCATTGATGTTGATCCAATTACTAAAAATCAGCAACTATTATTTGACGCATATAAAAATGGTCAAAACATTGTTGCTTATGGAGCAGCTGGAACGGGAAAAACATTTATCACTCTTTATAATGCAATTGCAGATGTTCTAGACGAAACACTACCTTATGAAAGAGTTTATATTGTGAGATCTCTCGTCTCTACTCGTGAAATTGGTTTTCTCCCTGGTGATCATGAGGACAAGTCATCACTTTATCAAATTCCCTATAAGAATATGGTAAAGTATATGTTTGAAATGTCCTCTGATGCAGAATTTGAAATGCTCTATGGTAATTTAAAAAATCAAGAGACAATCAAGTTTTGGAGCACCTCATTTCTTCGTGGCACAACTATTGATAATGCAATTATTCTTGTTGATGAATTTCAGAATCTAAATTTTCATGAGCTTGATTCTATCATCACTCGCGTCGGTGAAAACTGTAAGATTATGTTTTGTGGTGATGCCACTCAGAGTGACCTTATTAAAGTGAATGAAAGAAATGGCATCATTGACTTCATCAAAATTTTGCGTAAAATGCAATCTTTTGATATAATAGAGTTTAATCTTGATGATATCGTAAGATCAGGAATTGTTAAAGAGTATCTCATTGCAAAAAGCGAAACTATCTAAGTATGAAATTTAATCATGTAGAATGTGATCTTCCGAATCTTGAAAGAGAAACAATTGACGGAGTTCGTTATTATAAAATTCAAAATGGTGACGAACTTCTTCGATTGGTATCAATCACATCAGTTACAAGTCATAAAAACAGACAATTCTTTGCCGAATGGCGAAGAAAAATTGGTGAGCAAGAGGCAGACAAAATTACACGTCAAGCAACAAGTCGTGGAACGGATATGCACTCACTCGCTGAGATGTATTTGAAGAATCATGATTTGCCAACTGAGGTTCTTCCTATCTCTGAAATGCTTTTTCGTATTTCAAAGAAGGAGTTGAATAAAATTAATAACATTCATGCTCTTGAAAGATCTTTGTTTAGTGAGAAACTCGGAGTTGCTGGAACAGTTGATTGTATCGCTGAATATAATGGCGAACTAGCGATCATCGATTTTAAAACTTCAAAGAAACCAAAACCAAGAGATTGGATTGATCATTATTTTGTTCAAGCAGTAGCTTATGCATGTATGTTCTATGAATTGACAAGCATACCAGTCAAAAAACTTGTAATTCTTATGGCATGTGAAAATGGAGAATGCGTTGTTTATGAAGAATATGATAAAAGCAAATACATCAAATTACTCACTCAGTACATTAGAGAGTTTGTGGAATACAAACTGGATACCTATGGAAAAAGAACTTGAAAAAGTTTTAGAGAACAAGTTTTATTGTCCATCTAGATTTGCACAAGAGATCGAAAAGATCGTTCAAAACGATAGTAACATGACATACATTGATGCCATCGTTTATTTCTGTGAGCAAAATAGTTTGGACATTGAATCTGTTCCGAAACTGATTTCAAAACCACTCAAAGAAAAGATTCGTGGTGAAGCTACACGACTTAATTACTTAAAGAGATCCTCTCGAGCAAAATTGCCTCTTTAATTCATTTTAGGTCGGAAAAAAATTCCCGGAAAAAATTTGCCCTTATTAGTTTTTTATAATGTCTCCATTTGACTGCTATAAAACTTATCTTTCCATGAAACAACACTTCTGTAAAGATAATTATGACTATCATAAGTATTGCGGGAAAAGTCGAGCGTCTCTTCAATCCTTTTATAAAAGGAAGGATCGTTATTGGTTTGAAAAATTATCCAGACAAAAACCAGATCGAGAGATTTTAGACTTTTTCGTTGCTAATTTTGTTTCTTGTGATGATCCCGAAAGAATGTGGATCGGTGAAATCATCAAGAACGGAGAAACTAATTATGTTTCTTGGAGAAAGAGAGTTCAGTCTCTTTCATACACTTTTAAAGAGGAATCGGAATCAATCTTCAATTCAAAGAATTTTGATGAAATGTTTATCATTAAAAAAGGAAGACATCCACCGATTTTAAAGCAATATCTGCAATCAAGTATCTCACTTGAAACTTTCATGATTCTGAACAGTATTCTAGATTTTTCAAGTGTTTATGATAAAAAATTTGACGATCCTGTCTGGAATCTAATATCAAGACGAATGAAAAAATATAAACCCTTTCTAAATATTGATGTACAACGTTACACTTACATTTTAAAAGAATTTATCTTAGGAGAAAAATGAGTTTTTTTGATTCAGCATTAATTCGTGCCGAAATTGCTAAAATCACAGAACTTCAAGAAGAAATTTATGAAAGCGTGTTTAAGTTTCCTGGCATGTCCAAGGAAGATAAAATTAAACATGTGAATTTGCTTGAAGAACTGCTTGAAAAGCAAAGAATTATGTACACTCGTTTGAGTCTTTCTGATGATCCAGAAGCAGTTAAGATGAAAAAACAAATTGCTGACTCTGCAACTCTGATGGGACTTCCTGAAAATGTTGATATGAACGTGATTTTTGCCAATATGTGTAAAATGATCGAAGTAATGCGTAATCAAATTGACAAAGGTAGAATTTCCTGATATAGTAACTGAGTACACAAAAGCCAAATCTATTAAATACGAGGTAATCCGAATGTCCTTTGCTGCTCTTAAAAAACAATCTTCTCTTGGTAATCTGACTCAAAAACTGGTCAAAGAGGTAGAGAAGATGAGCAATACTACCAGTGGCGCAGATGATCGTCTCTGGAAACCAGAACTAGACAAGACTGGTAACGGTTTTGCTGTGGTTCGCTTCTTGCCTGCCCCCGATGGTGAAGATCTTCCTTGGGCAAAAGTCTACTCTCATGCTTTTCAAGGTCCTGGTGGTTGGTATATTGAGAACTCTCTGACAACGATTGGTCAGAAAGATCCCGTTGGCGAATACAATCGAGAACTTTGGAACACTGGGAGTGAAGCAAACAAAGAGGTTGTGCGTAAGCAGAAGCGTAAACTGTCTTACTACTCAAACATTTACGTTGTAAAAGATCCTGCTGATCCTGCGAATGAAGGAAAAGTATTTCTGTTTAAATATGGAAAGAAAATCTTTGATAAGATCATGGCAGCGATGCAACCAGAGTTTGAAGATGAAACTCCAATCAATCCTTTTGATTTCTGGCAAGGTGCCAATTTCAAACTGAAAATTCGAAAGGTTGATGGTTATTGGAACTATGATAAGTCTGAGTTTGATCGTGTTTCTCCATTGTTGGATGACGATGATGCTCTTGAATCACTCTGGAAAAAAGAACACTCTCTGGATGAGTTTGTCTCTCCCTCTGCCTTCAAAACTTATGAGCAACTTGAAGCACGTTTGAAGTCTGTTCTTGGACAAAAAGGTTCAAGTTCATATAATGAAGATGTCGAGGAGGAAGAAGTCGAAGCAAGATCTTTCACTCCTAAGTTCAATCGCTCAGAGGAGTCTCAACTTCCTGAGGAACTGAGTCAAAAACTAAATTCTTTGTCTCGCTCTGCTGTTGAAGAGGACGATGATGATACTCTCTCCTACTTTCAAAAGCTAGCAGATAGTTAATTACTGAAATAGTCTGATATTATCGACTCTTTTTAAGGTTTCACTCACGAATTGAGTGGAACCTTCTTTGTATTCAAGAGCATTTATAAGATCATCAATGATCATATTGAGATAATCAATTTTAATTAGAAAAATATTTCTTTTTGCATCCTCTTTTTTAGTCTCAAAATCTAAATTGGTAACTGATTTAGTAATTCCAGTTTTCGTGACCTCAGTGCCAAGACCAGAATCAAAAAATGTCACTGAATAATTAAACGGAACTTGAAGTCCTTTTTCTAAAATTCTCTGACCTTTTGAATTTAAAACTTCCTCTGTTTCATAATGATGAATTTGATTTATTTTATCGTATGTTCCATATTTTTCAATAAGAAAGATATCAAATGCTCGTTGTGTTAATGGCCATTCATCATAAACATTGACGATGTTATTTGATAAAAGCACCATCCAATCAAGAGTTGGATCTCCATAATATTCATTCGCAACATTATCTGGTCTTTCGTCACCAATGATATTATATTTGACATAATACATCAAATTTTCAAAAATACCTTCCCTAATTTTAACTCTTGTAAAAATATTTTTTGAACGAATGTATTCTGATAATTTTGCATTTGAAAAACGATTGACGTATTCAATATCAGGAATTGATCGAAAGTAATGTGCCATCTTAGAAACCTATTGGATGCTTTTTATAATCCGAATCGTAAATAGGATCAAGTTCTCCAAATTGAAGATCCAGTTTGTAAGCAGTCATTGTCTTAGCAGGATCATCAAACGTGCTATAAGGGCCACTTGGAGTGTATGACACATTACACGTTTGAAGCGCACAATTTTTTTTTATTTTATTTAAAGATTGATGGAGACCTCCCTTGCCAAAGCCACTTCTGTATTCTATTTGAAAAATATTTGGAGTCTTTAAGAAAAGAGATGCAGTTGTTCTTGGTGCCATATTTTTTTTAAAGGCATTTATAATTTTTTTAATATCTGTTGCTTCCTCTGGACTTCTTGCTGACATAAAAAAACTAAAATTAAAAGTTCTCAATGTTGGTCCATTAAACAGGAGTTCCAAGTTAGGATTCATAACCTCTCCTGAAAATCTTGAACGTAAATTTGCACCAAGAGCACCCTCTAATAGTGCTGTTGATACTGCATTTCCAGCTGCTGTTTTTCCATCTGATCCTTTTTTTGCTGCTGCTTGAAGTGCTTGTTGAATTTGCGCTCCACTCTTTTTCACGCCACCTGTTTCCATAAATTCAAGTCCAGCAATTGCAGCTCCTGCTTTAATAAAGTCTAAACTATCCTCTTTCCAATCACAAGTGATTGAATCCTGAATTGTTGATTGAATTGGTAAAGCTATCGTTGTTATTGCAGACCCTTTTTTTCTGGTTGTTTCTGTTGCTCCTGCCTTAGAGATAGTGACCGCACCGCCATCATATTCAAAGATTGAAAACAATATAAAATCCTTAGCATTTTTACCTGCGCCATGCTCTGCTAGTGGATATCGTAAATTTAAAGCCATTTTGTGATGATTTTTTTATTTTATTTAT